GACTGGTGTTAGGCGTTTGAATGCCGGGGATCGGATTGCGCTTTATACGTATCAGAATATTGATGAGGGTACAATTATGGATTGGGGCGAGATGACGGTTAGCTGGCTCACCTACTGAAGATTGTGCAACAATATTTTTAGGAGAAAACAATATGCCTAACACTAGGTGGACCGGCGGTATCGTCCCCACAGTAGACGATAATCTCATTGAGGCCTGGGATGCGTATGACGATTCCGCCGGCAGGGTTATGCCGGCAGCGTCCGTGGCCGCAGCTAGGGTTATGTTGGCGGCTGCACCGTCCGGGGCAGTATCGAAAGCGCGCCCCGCAGTTTTCATTATCGACGACATTCTGTACACTGCCGACGGCTCCAAGGGCGGCGACGGGGCGTTCAACATTAATCCTGCGAACTCGTTCAGTGGCGTGCTTTACCGGCATCGCGATAATACGAACGGTCGCGGTCGTCCGACCTCGGATCACACCACTTACACGTGGGGCGACGGTATTGTTACTCTGCCGATCAAGAGCCTCATGGAATTCTCGCTCGATGTGTGCGTGAGTATCGCGCACGAGGACTACCATTCCGAGGAGGAGAAAGATAAAGCGGTCGGCTCGTACTTCTTCGGGTTCAAGCTCGACAACAGGGGCATTTGGCAGACCGAGATTCAGTACAATCGCACATTCATGACCCACCATATGCAGTGGCGCCTTTCTGTGGAAGCCGGCTCGCACAGGGTCGCTTACACTACGGCGGGCAGTTATGGTGCTGACCCGTACTGGCATTACGATGGCGGCGTTTTCCCGGGCACCGTGTTTACGGTGGCTACCCTTGGTGCGACCCGCGTTGACCTGTAATCAATAAATATGGTTCACTATTAGAAATAGGTGATAATAATATGACTAAAGTCATAGCGACGGTCGTGAACGCGGCCGGCAAGACAGTCAACGCAACAATGAGCGTCCGCCCCGAAACCGTCTACACGTCCGACAATATTACGACAGTCCCCGCCCCCGTGCGCGGCGATGCCGATGACAAGGGCAGGATCGAGGTGGAGGTAGACGCCAGCCATGGCGGACGGTGGGCAATCGTTCTCAATGTTGCCGGCGTTTGGGCGCGCGAAGTTCGAGGTGCGGAGCTGCCGGCCTCGGGTGACGTGCAGGTGACCTCTCTGTCGGCGTGGAATGGCGGTAGTACCCTCGATCCCGGTAATCCTGGCGGCGGCGGTCAGGGCGATGCTGGCAAGATTACCGTCAGTGATGATGGTCTTACCTGGACTTACGGAGAGTGAGAAAGCATAATGGCAAATGTTACTGGGTACACTAAGGCTGGCGTTGATAAGCTGGTCGCCCCGCTGTTCTCTTCAATCTCGCCTTTCGCGGTCGGCGGACACTACTACTCCCCGGTCACGTATTTTTGGCCCGATTTCTACAATGAAGGCCAGGCCGGGAAGATCTCAAAGTGGGCCAAGACACTGGCCTACGGGGACGCTCTCGGCTACGTGATTATGAATCGTTCCACGGGTGATTGGTCTGCCAAGGATAATGATTTTCTCACGCAGGCGCAGCGCGCCCAGGCGGCCGGGGCAAAGCGGGTGCTTTGGTACATTCCTACCCGCTACGGTGTCGCATCGCTCGCCAAAGACGATGCTGGTCGGAATGGCGTGCCTGACCCGAACAAATTTACGCGCGAATACATTATGCAGCTGTGCGCCAACCTCCGCTCCCAGTACGATGGTCTTTTCCAGGGCGTATTCTTGGACGAGGTAATCAACGGCTGGGGCACACAGGCGGGACGCGTCGGCTGGTATGGCGACCTCATCGGCGAAATTCGACGCGCCTACGGCAAGAATTTCACAATCGCTATCAACCCTGGCAGTAATATTACTGAGGCCGTGTGCGCGCTCGATTTCGACGTGTGCATGAGCTTCGAGAATACTGCCGCCAAGTATCTTGTGGACGACCCTAATAACCCGATCGCGAATGACGTGATGCGGGCGCAGCCTTCCACCAAATGGTGGCATGTTATCCATGGGGTTACGAAAGAGAATTTCCGACAGGTAATCGATCGCGCCGCATCATTCGGTGTTTCACACTTGTACGTGACCGACGGTGAACTGGTGCAGGGTGAGGGCGGCCAGTGGGTTCCTGAGAAGAATCCCTATCAGAATCCTCCGTCGGATTGGATCATGGAACGCGTGGTCGCTTGGCATGGCGGCTACCTTGGACTGGCTGAACGTGTTGCCGCGTTGGAGGCGAAGGCGGCTCCGGCCCCATCGCCGCAGCCTGGCGCTTGAGTGTTTCACGTGAAACATTCCCCCTCACCGCAGAAATCGTGGTGAGGGGGAATGTTTTCATGTCCGACGTAGGAGACTATAGTCCCAGGCGCTGGTAGTCTCCTCCGTGCTCGCGAGCAATATCGTCTAGGACGCCCATGAGGTCGGAGCGCGCATCGTCCTGAACGGTGATTGACGGTGAGTTCAGGATCGAATGAATCGTGCTGTTGATCTCCTTGAATTGACGGATAGAGATTGCGTCGCACTCTACGATAATCCATTGCCGTGCTAAACGGCGTGCAAGATTGGACGTATTCTCGCCGCTTGTTTCATGGTAAACGCCCACAACGCTCAGTGGCCAGCCCAGGATAACCCATTTACTGGTAGCGCCGTCGTCGTCGTTTTCTACAGTGACGTCAATCTCACCTCCCTTATAGGGGTTGTGCCACTCCAGATGAGCGACCATGTGCGCTTCGTCAATATCGCACACGTCGGGCTTCGGAAGCCACAATTGTGTGAGGCTAATCTCGTGCTCGATCTCTAGCATTGGGTTATTCGTTGTCATGAGACGCTCCGCAGAAGTAGGTTGCAGCGCATCGCGGAATGCTCCGGGCTGCAGGATTCCTCATGAGTCCACCCCGCTGAGACGCCGCGTTTTGTTGTCACCACGACGCCGTCATCTGTGACCTCGATCTTCCCCGACGGAAAGTCAATGACGGTAACCCCGGCATGGTCGGAAATGCGAGGCGGGGGGGGCGTGTCCTGCAATCCCCTAGTGATAGCCAGCACGATTTCCTGGCGATCAATCTTACTCATTATTCTACCTCCATGGCCGATTGTGTGACACCGATCTGCCCCTGATAATGTGAGCCCAGACCATTGGTTCCGTACGGCATGCTGGCCGGCCTGTCCAAGTCCTCGAAAGCGATCTGTGCAATCCTATCTCCCGGATGAAGAATGGCAGATTTAGAAGAATGCAGATTGGCGATCTCTAGGGTAACGTTTCCCTGGAATCCCGGGTCAATGTATCCCGCAGACACGTGAACTAGAATTCCACGCCGCGCCCACGACGACTTACCTTCCACCCTGGCCACTAGATCGGCAGGCACGCCGACTTTTTCCTGCGTGGACGCGAGAATAAACTCACCAGGCAGCAACTCGTAACCGCTCTCGTCAATGGTGATGTTTTCGTCACCATGACGATAGACAATGATGTTCTCGTCTAGTCGCACTTCCACTGACGCCGGTTGAATGGACAGCGGTTTGCGCCAGTCGGAAATGAGTTCACCCCAATCGATTCTGCGTCGGAGAGTGAAATCACTCAGCGTAGCCATTCTGGCAGCTCCCGTCCTCATTTTCCTCGATCATGTGGACCGTGTAACCTTTATCACGTAGAATTGCTTTGGCTTCAAGAGCAAGGGCAGGCTTCTCTCCCGGGATGATCCCTACCATGTCTTTACCGCGCTCCGACAGTACGATCGCGCAGACGTACGCATTATCGTCCGATGAGTCGCTGTAAGTGAGCACATACCCTCCTATATCATCCGAATACGTGCACCTAGTGAAAGTGATTCTTCTTTCCCGCCACGAACGCAAGGCAAGTGTTACTCCCTGAACAAATTGAACGGTGTACATAAGCCCGCGGATCGCGCCAGGCGGATCGATAGAATAACTCCTGATAGTGAAATTACAGTCGGTGGCATGCATAAACGCAGCCGCACCCCACAGTTCACCGCATTTCGCTAAGTCAACGAAAGCAATCTCAACAATATTCTCCACAACACTCACGCTTCCGGAATATAGCTACTGAGGTTAGCGTGTGAAATGGCGGACGTGAACTCTGTGAGCCGGTCTCGGACCTCTCTGGCGCGATCCTCCGGCGTGAGCCGCCTGTCAATGGTGTCCCAGTAGACGTTTCGCAGAATTGCGATCACCGTCTGCCCTCCCTGCTCGGCGACAAGTTCACGCAGATACCACGCCGCCTTCCCCATATCAATATTCTCGTCAGCACCATCCTTGTGGCCAGCCCTGAAAATATACTTCAGGGCACTTCCGGTCAGATAGTCTTTGTCGCGAATGAAAGTGATTGGCTTAGGGGTAAGGGCCGCATAGTGTGACGGATGAGTTACCTCATTCTCGTGCACATTATCTTCGGCACACTCGTCGTTCTTCTCTGCGACATAGAGAATGTCATCACAGAAAGTCAACTCATAGCGTTGCTCGTCGAACGTGAGAAACGCTTCCCCACCATTCTCGCCCTTATACCAAATGCACCATTCTCCAGTGAAATACCGACAGACCTTCCTGACAGGCGCATCGTAATCGTCGGAGACATGAAAGCGAATCGGCTCGTCCGTGAATTTCAGCTCATAGCCAGGATCAATCTGATAGCCTACAATTCGCCGCCGATACCAACCGTCACGCTTGTGCTCCAAAGAAACACAACGACGACTCCAACATTCTATCCGCCATTCACTACTAGGGTAGCGGCGGACGTGCACCTCCCAGAACCCGTCATGCGGTACCACCCTTGAAACATACTCGTATATGCCATTCGGGTAGTAAATTTTCTCACACCCATCATCTACAGGTGACACAACATAATCTCCTCTCTCTGTCTGGGTAATCGAATATTCATCGTATTTGAAATAGTGTCTCCGCTCTACACCGGCATGAATAGAATCGAAACTAATCCCCTTGTTGCCGCCGGTTTGTGCTATGATTCTCTCTTTACTTCCGTCTGGCAAGTACAACCAAACCTGTCTCAAAAACACCACGTCCACAGTCGTTCACACTATTTCAGTTACCGAGAGTGCCGACCGTGGCAAAGTAAGCGAAAAATACCTGAAGCCACCAAAAAGCACGCCACGCCAGA